TGCGACGGTGATTAGTCCAACTACTCTAAGACCAGTGGCGTCGGCGGTAAGGTGTACTGATGGCTAACAACCTTGCTTTTCAGCCTATGGGCAAAACAGCTTTGTTGACGGCTACAACAACAACAAGCACAGTCACCGTCACAGCTGATAGTCCTGTTAATCAGTACATGATTGTAAACACGGGAACAAATGATGTGTTTGTACACACAAGCTCTAACAGTGCTATCACGGTGACTAGGCCGACTGCTGGTAATCCTCAGTACGGCTTTTGTGTTGGTGCAAACAGTGCCAAGGTTATAACCAATTCGCAAACGTCAGCAAACGTCAGCATTTATGTTGCGGGTGTGTCAAATACTGGAACAGCGTTGGTCTACATTACGCCCGGTGAGGGATTGTGATGTGTGATGAAATGGTTGCTTGCGATAATCCTTGTGGTAACGCAAGCATCCTCTGAGAAAGCAGAATACAGATGTGTTAGGTGGACATGGACGGGTGATGTTTACAATCGTAAAGTGATATGCCTTGAATGGAAAAAGGTTGAGCGAAAATGATAGACCCCATTACCGCCCTAGCTGGCATACAAGCAGCAATTAACACGGTCAAGAAGGCAGCTCAAGTTGCCAATGACTTAGGCTCTCTTGCCCCCATGATTGGCAAGATGTTTGATGCCAAGTCCACAGCTACCAAGGCAATGGTTGAAGCAAAGAAGGGCGGCTCTAACATGGGAACTGCTCTGCAAATAGAGATGGCGCTTGACCAAGCCCGTACATTTGAAGAAGAGCTGAAGATGCTTTTCATGCAAGCGGGCAAGATAGATGTTTGGAACAAGATAAAAGAGCGAGCGCAACTCATGGATGTTGAGGACGCTCATCTTGCCAGACAAGCAAAAGCAGAGGCCAAGAAAAAGAAAGAAGAGCAGGCTGAGCAAGCAGAACTTATTGCTGGCATATTTATCATCATTCTTCTTGCGATAGGACTTATCGTAGGTATCAATGAGTTTCAAGAATACTGTAAACATGCAAAGTGCGGTAGATGAATGAGTACCAAAAGCAGTTTGACTTGTTTCTCAAAGTGTTTATCAAGCTACTTATTGCTTGGTGGGTGCTTGGACTTTTGCGCTTCCTGCCTGACAGTTTGTCAGATAAGATTGTCAATAAATTACTTGGAATGATAGGACTCTGATGCTTACATTACTCTCAACTTTGATTAGCTTTCTCATGTCAGGAACACCCAAGTTCCTAGAATTCTTCCAAGACCGTGCGGATAAGAAGCATGAACTTGAAATGGCTCGTATGCAGACAGAGCGAGAGCTAGAACTGAAGAAAGCTGGCTTAGAGGCAGAGGAGCGCATAGAGGCCATCCACACAGACCAGATTGAAATGCAAACCACCGCACAGACTGCTCAGGCAATAATTGGCGCACAGCAAGCAGAGATGCAAGCCTTGTATGCCCACGACATTGCAATAGGACAAGGTGCTTCTACTTGGGTGACCAACCTGAGAGCTGCCACACGCTCTCTCCTGACAATGGGATTTTTCTTATTGTTAGTCCTGATTGACATCGGTATTTTTATACATGGCTGGCGCACAGACGCACCATTTAATGACATGGCAAACCAGCTGTGGGACGAAGATACTCGCATCATGTTTGCGGCAATCATCACGTTTCACTTTGGTGGCAGAGCTTTTGGTAAGTCATGAACGTATCCCCAAAAGCGATAGCAGTCATCAAGCACCACGAGGGAGTGCGTCAGAAGCCCTATAAATGCCCCGCTAAGCTGTGGACAGTGGGTGTAGGGCATGTTCTGTACCCTGAGCAGGGAAAGCTGCCTATTGACCAGCGTGATGGCTTTGCGATGAAGGTGGAAGACTTCAGGATATTCAGCATGGAGGAGGTAGATGCAATACTTAGAGCTGACCTTAACCGCTTTGAGCGAGGTGTTGAGAAGTTTTGCCCAGTACCCCTTACACAAGGTATGTTTGATGGCCTTGTTAGTTTTAGTTTCAACGTCGGTCTTGGAACACTACAGCGTTCAACGCTTCGTCAGAAGTTGCTCAGAGGCGATAAAGAGGGTGCTGCGGAAGAACTCTTGAAGTATTGCATGGCAGGAGGTAAGATTCTCAAAGGCCTGCAAAACCGCAGAATAGATGAAAGGGCTATGTTTTTATCATGACACGCAAGAAGTCCCCAAATCTGTCTGTTGGCAGGGGTGAGAAGCTCTCTGTCAAATCTGGTGGTGGCTTGACTGCAAAAGGCAGAGCCAAGCACAATAGAGCCACTGGTAGCAAGTTAAAAGCGCCTACCAAGTCAGGGCCACGACATAAATCATTCTGTGCCAGAAGTAAGAGCTGGACAGGCGAGAGAGGGAAAGCCGCCAGAAAGAGATGGGGATGCAGATGAAAACACCTAAAGCTAAACGTGGTCTTTACTACAACATCAACAAGCGCAGAAAAGCAGGCCTGCCAGCAAAAAAGCCCGGGCAGAAGGGGTATCCCACTGCACGAGCTTTCAAGAGAGCTGCAAAGACTGCTAAGCGTTAAGGTGCTGGCAATAAGCCGCCTTCAAACAAGTACGTTCCGAAGTGTCCTAAGTTGACCCACGGTGCTGCCCAGATTTTAAAACCGTAGTCACGAGCAATCTTGCAAAACGCATAGTCTTCAGACAGCAAGCGGTTAGTTTCTTTCTCGATGAACACGGGGAAGTATTCATAGATAGTGTCTGCCTTTAGTTCGCCAGAGGTGTCGCCTACATCATTGGTGTAGCTGTTGACAAAAGGCTTGAGCTTTTCAAACACTTCTCTCTTAATCATCATAAAGCCAGTACCGCCTGCAAACACTTCTACAGGCTGGTCACGAGGCACGGTGACCTCTCCCTCATAGTCCACAAGGTTTACAACCATGCTGCCAGTAAAGTGCCGCAGTGCTTCTACTGGGTAGCCATTCTTTACAGCCATGTCTACAGTTCTCCAGTTGATTTCTTTCTTAGGATATATGCCGCAGATGATTTCTTTGTCTGCTTCCATCATGCTGATAATGTCTGCAGGGTTAAAACGAATATCTGCGTCAATGAACATCAAGTGAGTGCAGGCAGGGTTCTTCATAAAGACATTGACAAGGCCATTGCGGGCACGTTGCACAAGGCTTTCGTTGAACATGAACGAGAAAGATGCGTCAATCCCTTTATCTTTTAGCAGACCGGGCAGGGGAATGAGAGACTGGCAAAAGAAGCCAGTGGTCATGCCGCCATACATAGGTGTGGTGACGAACAGGTGAGGTTTGTTTTGTGTTTCCATTATTTATCCTTGGTGATGAATGACATGCCATCTTCAAACCCTGCTTGGTAGGCCAGCTGCCAGAGTTCTTTGAATGTCATGTTGATGAGTTCTACGATATGTTCTCTATCCTCAGAACGTACTTCCCCGTTTTGGAGGATTTGCGCCAGCCGTGGACATGAATCTGAATGTTTGCTTTTCGTACCCATGAGACAGTTTCACTTTCTTGAATTTTTTTAATACGGGAGGAGACACCAGATGCGGTTACCTGCACAGCCAGTATCTCCTCTCCCCGTAAACATAGTAGGTCACACCACCCCCAGAGGTCTTTACGCACACGGGCAAAAGGATTCCAGTGTTCAACTACCTCCACCAGATACCCCTGCTCTCGCAAGTACGCCAGTGACCGCTGAGTGGGTGATGTTTTAGTAGCCATCAGAACGGCACATCGTCATCATTGACTTTGCTCTTGTAAGCAAAGGTTGATTTCTTTTCGTAGCTGGGCGTGACTTCACGGGGAGTTTCCCGTTGTTTCTTGCTCCAGTTGTCTTCAGACAAAGACAGTAACTCTACGCCCCTGCTCGTGTCTTTCTTCCAAGCAGCGAGCTTTAACTTCTCTCCTGCTTTATAGTCCATCTCTAGCACGACAAAACCTTTGAAGTCTGGGGCAGAGGGAGACTTGCGGTTCTCCTCATGCTCCCAGTACATCACGCCTTTGCCGGGCATCTCTTTGTGTAAGTTACTCATCTTTGGCCTTTCGTAAGTGATAACGGGCATACTCTCGCCCACCTTCTTTAACCATCTCTGTAAAGATATGGTGTCCCTGCCTACGCAGAAATTCGATATGTGCTGCAAGTCTGAAGCTCCCATAATGTTGTAGAGCATCCATAGGAGTCAGTGCTCCTATGTCAGTCAGGTGCTTCAAAATATTTCCTCGCTGCGTCCCGTGTCGGGATAAACCGGTAGGGACTGCTCTGGCTTTGGGGAGAGGGATACCCCCGCTTCCACCAGCAGTGATTTAATCTTGATTTTCTGAATGCTATCCAAGCTCTCCAGCATGTTCATGTTGACTGCTTTCAAGCTATCCAGCTTTTCTGCCTTGAGTTCTTCTGGCAGCTTGTCAGACTTGTGCAGCCTTGCCACCATGTTGACGTAGCCTGCGACCCATTCTTCTTTACTGTGAAACGCTGAGTAAGGTTCATCATTGCCGGGAATGTAGAGTTTGAAAGCACCATCGTCTTGCTCAAGCTCTATGTTTTCTGGTACATCTACCCTCTCTGCTGTGCCCATATCTTTAGGCGGTGCAGGCGTAAAGTCCTGTACTTCCTCTGGCGTGTAGACACCCACAACACAGCCGGGGTAGACAGAACGGATACCCTCACTGGCAACTCGTGCACGGAGCATTGCACGGGGATAGTTTTTCCAGTTGTCTTTGTTTGCAATGCCAATAGCTTTCGCCTTACTAAGAGTCCAGCTGACTTCAAGAGTTCCTCCCGCTGGATGGCTAAATACGCCCGTGACCTTCTCATCTGTGTAGTCCTTCCAATTAACGCTGCCACCCGCTTGCTGAAACCTTGCAAGCATCGCATCTGCTTTCAATGCTGGGCGGCCTTGTATGACATGGTAGTCACGCATAGCCACTGCTGGGTGCAGGTTCTCTGCTTGGCACAGCAGCATGATTGCCATAGCTTCCTGAGGGTTTTTAAAGCCAAACATCTTGCTACCAGCAGCGACTTCTGCCATAGCTTGTACTTCTGAAAATGGGACTAGGTTGCTCATAATTTCTCCACTAGAGTTAAGATTGTTTCAATGATTGATGTGATAGCCATCACGTAGATGGCTAGGTCTGTGTTGCTCATTTGATTAAGAACCTTCTTGAGCCTGCAGTCTCTACTTCAAACTGCTTGTAAATGTCAGGCATGGCAGACTGAAAGAGCTTCTTGTCAAAAGACTTGCTGTGTTTAGCATTCTTCCAAGTAGCGAGGATTTGTCCATCTACTGAAGTGAGAAGTGCTTTGTCTTGCATGTAGCCTTGTATAAGGGTCTGGAAAGCGTCTTCACGGGCTTCTAGAGCCTTTATTTCACTCTTGATAAGGGCTAGGGTGCGGCAGGCTTCTTCTACTGCTTGTGAGGCTTGTTTAGCATTGCCATCGTCTTGCTTGTACATGAGCTTGACTTGTTCAGTGTTCTCTGGCGGGAGGGGTTGACCAGTCTGTACACGTGCCCAAAACTCAGCCATCGTCTTTATCAGGTCTTGTTTTTCTTGTTCTTGAATGTTAAAAGGAATGAGGACAAACTCTTGACCGCCAAAAAGGACAGCCAGATAAATCTTCTCCACGCCGTAGACTGCGGCTTCGTGGACAAGTTGAGCGTAGTCAGCAGGAGGTATATTTCCAGTCTCAGCATCAAACTTGTTACGTACACCAGCGTTATAGTTCTTGCATTCCACGAGGATTGTTTGTCCATTTTCTTGTCCTACAAAATCAAAGTGTGAACGCAGCCAAGGTTCTGTTTTGTGGGTGAGAGAGTCTTCTACCTTGTGCAGCTCTACCTTTAACTTCTCTTGAGCAAGCCTTCCTATCACGGGTTCTAGTACGTGTCCCATCTGTACTGCTTCTATGCCGGACAGGTCGGGTATATCCATCATGCCTAGTTTGGTGAGGATGACTTCGTTGGCTTTGCCGTTGGCAGCCTTCCTACTATCACCTGACCACCAAGCGGAGTTACGTGTTGCGGGGGAGAAATCAGACATGGTTACTTTCCTTTTCAGAGTAGAGAACAGCGGACAGGCCGCAGTCTTTGTTGGAGGGCATACGCATCACGCTGCACCATTCCAGTTGGTCTATGGGGGTTGGTTTTCCGTCTACAGGGGATGTGACGGACAGAGATGTGCATTTTGCTAAATGCGTCTTCTCTTTTTCTATGCCTACCAAGTGGTAGAACTTACAGTTGATACAGAGTTTCATAGGGGTGACTACCTTTCCGTTTAGTTGAGAGCAACATGCTCAAGTGTGGATTATACAGTTATTAGATGATAGGTCAAGAGATGTATTTATTTTTTTTCAGTACCTCCTTCTCTACGTTACGCAGGCCTTCTAGTATCAGGTTCTTATAGTTCTGTTGTTGTATAGAGTTAGCCTCTTCTACGTTCCAGCCATAGGCCATGAGTAGTTCTGTATCTGTAAGGGTTTGGCAGGGGTGACTATAAGGACTGGGCAGCCCTCTAGCCTTGAGTATGTTCTCCCTCTGTATGCGGTCGTACTCATCATCTTCTTCTGTGTGAATCATGTGTTCTTCTCCTTGTTAACTATTTGACGCTTACGCCATCCCCCGTGAGGACTAGGGCTTGCGCTATCGTTCTGTAGCTGTGGGTTATCCCTTCCTTCTGCTGGGCTAGTATCTTCTGTGCTTCTCTTTTTGTCATGTTGGTATAGCTTGTTGAGTAGCAGGGTAACTTCTCGCAGTCGGGCGTATGTAGCGATGTGGGGGTTGAGTTTGTAGTCACGTGATAGCTTCTCTTTTCTTTGTTTAAATATTTCAATCATTGTTCAAGATTCTCCATGCTGTTGCAGCCACTCTTGCCACTTGTCCGTTTCCAATGGCTTTAAGCTGGTCCACTCTTGAGGCCATCCCATCAAGTACGACTCTACCCACGTTGGGTTCAGACGGCCATTGAGGGTTGGCTCTAAACTCATTACAACTTCCCCAAGATTGCTTTTCCAGTGTTGGTTGTTCGGGTCTAGATGCCTGCTGATTGCATGGCGAGAGTCCTGACATACTGGCGTGGGCCATTTCTCCTTCAACATAGTCTTCATTTTGGCCTTCCCATTTGTTCCCCCGTTGCCCGGTAGACATGGCGTGGGCCATTGCTCTTGCCTTTTCTTTAAGGCTTTCCTGCTGTTGCTCCCACCGTCCAATCCTGTCGTGTTGGGCGTGTGGAAGGTGTCCAGGCCATTTGGCGACAATCCAAATCCTATCCCTCTGATGTGGCGCTCCAACGTCAGCTGCTCCCAACACTCCCCATCTCGCATCAAACCCCATTGAGGCCAAGTCTCCGAGAACTCGTCCAAGTCCCCTAGAAGTGAGCATTGGTGAGTTCTCCACGAAGACGTATTGGGGTCGTACTTCGTGAATGACCCTCGCCATTTCTCGCCACATTCCAGAGGCTTGTCCATCAATTCCTGCCCCTTTTCCTGCGGCTGAGATGTCGGTACAAGGAAAGCCTCCTGATACAACGTCAACAATTCCTCTCCAAGGCTTTCCGTCAAAGGTTTGAACGTCATCCCAAATCGGGAAAGGCGGGAGAAGTCCGTCATTTTGTCGGGCGCACAGTACGCTTGCTGGGTATTGCTCCCACTCGACGGCACAGACGGTTCGCCATCCAAGCAAGTGTCCCCCAAGTATGCCTCCACCAGCACCCGCGAATAAAGCCAACTCATTCATATTTCTCCTTGAAACTTTCCTTTAGACAATACAAGGGCTACGATAGGGATGATGATAGGTTTAGTACCATTATCCTTACCTCAACCTTGTTAACAGGTTGTCCACAATGGGGTTCTACCCTTATTGTGTTGCTCTGCTTTATTTATCGAACCAGAGAATTTGTCTCTGCAACAATCCTATCGTCAGCCTATCTGTTCGTTTATCACTTGGGGAGCAACCCTCGTGCAGCCGTCCCCCTTGGGTCAAGCTGAACCGCTTTTCTTCCACGCCACCACAGTCTTGGGTGCTTACTATCGTGTGGAGTACGGTTGCGTGAGGGAAATAAAAAAGCCACTTAGCTCTACCCTCGGTGAGAACCCTTCAGTTGTAACCAAGGGCGAGAGTAGAATTAAGTGGCTTCATTCATTGCTTCTCACGGCAACACCGCGTTTATATCAAAAGATATTGGGGCTTGTCAAGCCCCTGCTATTGATAGGCCTATTAACAAGCCTATACCCCATGCCCCTATCACGTACAGTAGTACGTCAAAAAGGTCTACACAATCATTGTGCACGTGTGGGCCATCCAGTTCGGGTGGCACGTGTGGGCGCGTGGTGTGTTTGTGGTTGTTCATGGTGTTTCCTTATTGGGTTAAGAGTTGGTCTAGTTGTTCGGGAGTGCCTTCCGTGTATACGCCTTTTACGTAGGCGTAGTACCTTACCCCTTTTGCGCTGATTAGAACGCCCACAGATGGGTGTAAGTCCGTGCGTGGGGTGAATTTCTCTCTGAGCTTGTTGGCCTGGGCGTTTCTTTTTGCCGACCTTATTTCAAAGTCTTCACGTTCCCTACGTCTCATCTCCATTGCTTCGCTTAATCTCATAGCTGCTCTCCTTCGTACAAGAACGCTTTGAGGTTTTCGGTGGGTGTGGCTTTGAGTAGCTCTTCAATAGCCGTGAGGTCGCCTTTTTTGATGTCTTCTTCAATTTGCATCAAAACTAAATCAATCAGATTTTCTTTGTTCATGGTTACTTTCCTTTAAGTGATGCCCCCGAAGGGGCGAGTTGTGATTAACGCTCGTTGAGAAGTGATTCAATTTCGCCGGGTTTGCATTTGTCGAGAAAACGCTCAAGGTCTTTGGCGGTGTTCTTGCCATATTTGTGTGAGGAGGCATCGCCCGCCCATCTAGTGAACTTGGAACGCAAAATATGCTCGGCCTGGTCAAGTGTGTATCCACGCCTTAACAACATGGCGCAAACGGAACGCCAACTTGCATAACTATCTTCAGAGTAAGCACCACGACTATTCAAGTAAAGTTGGTCAATCTCCTCTTTGGTGACCACGACTTTGGCTTTCTTCTCGGCGGCGTTGTCTTCTTGTATTTCTTTGGCAATGTAATCACTCAGAACAATCTTGACTCTGAACATTGCGTCAGTTGTACGAGAGAACGAGTCATAAACATTGTTTGACTTGACGCACAATTCTTTCTGAATGTAGGCGATGGCCTTTTTAGATGCCTTGTCAGCCAAGTTCTCGATTTGTTGGTTAGTGAGTTTCATTGTTGATTCTCCAAGATGTAGTCGTTGACAAGGTGTTGTGCAATCTCGTACCAATCGACATCGGCAAGGAAAGCCCGAGCATAGTCCTCAATCAAGTTGCAATATTGAGGAGCGTTGGAGTCGTGACCCGAGAAGATGCAATCTTCAGCGTAAGACTTGAGCTGCAAAGAGATTGCGTAAATGTTAGGTTCAACATCGTCAATGCCATAAAGTTCGTTAGGAACTATGCCATCAAAGACTTCGAGGTTGACTCGCCATGTAGCGTAGTTAGACCAACCATTGTATGTAGTGCTAGACATGAGAACTTCTCCTTAAATGTTGCTCACCTTTATTAGTGAGTGATTAGATTATACATATATAAATAGACTATGCAACATCTTTTTACATTTATTTTTGTAGGTGTTTATACTTAGAACTAAAGTAACGACACACGTCTAAGACTTTGTATAGTGTTAGACTATATAGAATATAAACTATACCACCTAAACTAAGACTAGGTGTGTGGTGTTCTATATGGTGTGTAGTCTGAATGTAGGGTGTAGATGGGGACTCCAACGTCTCGTTCTAGGCGGAGAAGTTATTTTTTATACTTGGGGTCTACGGTTTATACAAGCCAGTCATTACGTAGACTGCTCAGTCACATTTCAGACGCATGGCCTGGGCTTGGGCACGTCACACAATCACACAATCTAGATGCACAGCGCAAGGTCATTGACTTGGGTTTGGATATGCTAAAGGGTGTGCCCCCAACATACCTACCCCCAAAAAAAATTACAGTTTTCTGCTACATTTGATTGTGGATTGCAGTTGCCATTGCCAATCCTTTTGACCTACCAACTTGTTGCGTGTTGCATTCCCTAGTAAATGAAACGTGCAACACCTATTGCGTAGGTCTTTTTTTTGTCCTCTGTTTACTGGGGACGACTAGGGAGGTTGCAATGCCTCCCGTCTGGGTGTAGTATGTGGTTATTGATAGAGGGGTAGAGATGAATATTCAAGAGATAGAGTTAGAGCGTGGTATTGACATGCCTGCTGGCAGGGTGGTGTATTCCTACCCGTATGAGGAGATGGATGTGGGGGACAGTTTTGTTGTACCCGTGTCTGCTCGGCAGAAGGTGTTGAATGCCAATTACAGGGCTTCTAAGAGGCTTGGGTGCGGTTATACGGCAAAGACAGAGGGGCAGGTCATCAGAGTGTGGAGAACACGCTAGGAAGGTTTATATGGAGTCAGAGGTGTTGTGGATGGATGAGGAGGATTTGCGGTCAACGTGTTTGACTTTGTCTACGCTACTGCAGATTTCTGAGATGAACACGGTGAGAGCTGTTAATGAGGCATTGCAATATGGATACAGACAGGGATATGCAGACGCAGTTGTACGAATCTCGTTTACGACTAAAGAAGGAAATGCAGCGGGCCTTGTCCTGCATTAGTCCTAAAGCGAAGAGGCTGTTGGCACAGGAGTGGGAAGAGAAGTATTCCGCTATTTTTTACAAAGAGTTGTGTAATTGTGCAAGAGGCAGAGATGCTGCAAAAACCATTGCTGATTGGCAACTATGAATTTTGATTTGAAGAAGTTTTACAAGTTCTGTAGTGAACTCAAGATTGAGACTAAAGAAGAAGGCCTCAAGAAGATGGGTTCTCTCTTGGGGACGCAGAAGTATGTGATGGAAGAGATTGCAAAGGGGCTAGAGAAAGATGTTCACTTCTTCGTCATTCTTAAAGGCAGGCAGCTGGGTATCACAACTGTTTCACTTGCCCTTGATTTATATTGGCAGTTCACGCACCCGGGTTGGCAGGGAACACTGGTTGCGGATACAGAAGAGAACAGAGATATGTTTAGGTCAACTCTGGGAATGTACATGGACGGATTACCGAAAGAGTACAAGATTCCTCTGGTGGCACATAACCGTAATCAGATGGTACTTAAAAACAGAAGTCGCATCTTTTACCAGATTGCAGGAAACAAGTCCCGACTGGGGCAGGGAAAAGCCATCACCTATCTTCACGGAACTGAGACTGCGTCTTGGGGTAACGAGGAAGGCCTAGCCTCCCTGATTGCCTCTCTTGCTGAGAAAAACCCTGAGCGCCTGTACATGTTTGAGAGTACTGCTCAGGGCTTTAACATGTTCCACGACATGTACAAGACCGCTAAGAATGCCCGCACCCAACACGCTATCTTTTGCGGCTGGTGGAGAAACGAGTATTACACCGTAGACCCTGAGAGCAACATCTACAAAGTCTACTGGGATGGCAGGCTCACAGGTGAGGAGAAAGAGTGGGTGAAAGACATTAAGAAGCTATACGGCTTTGAAGTCAACTCCCGCCAGATGGCTTGGTGGAGATGGAAGATGGCAGAAGGCATCAAAGATGAGAGCTTGATGTACCAAGAGTTTCCTCCTACTGAGGACTATGCCTTCGTGATGACAGGCACTTCCTTTTTCTCTAACAGCAGATGTACAGAGGCGGCAAAGGCTGCCAAGAAACTTGACCCTGACCACTACCGCTACGTCTTTGGTCAACTCTTCCAAGACACAGAGGTTATTCGCTCAACTGAACGCTTAGGTACTCTCAAGATTTGGGAAGAGCCTGTAGACACGGCTTACTACGTCATTGGTGCAGACCCTGCTTACGGAAGCTCTGACTGGGCAGACAGATTCTGTATTCAGGTCTTCCGTGTATACGCAGACGGTATGGAGCAAGTTGCTGAGTTTGCCACCAGTGAGATGAACACCTACCAGTTTGCTTGGGTGATTGCCCACCTTGCTGGCGCTTACAAAAACTCTACGCTGAACTTAGAGGTCAATGGCCCGGGTCAGGCAGTCATCAATGAGATACGGAATTTAAAACGCTTGGCAGTGGCTATGGGAGGCTCTGTAGGCCACGGCTTGATGGATGTGCTGGGCAGCATGACCAACTACATCTGGAGGCGTAACGACACTCTAGGCGGCCTGTCCAACTCAATAGGCTACATCACAACCAGCCAGACAAAAGAGCGAATGCTTAACTACATGAAGGATTACTTTGAGCGTGGAATGCTGGAGATAAAAAGCATGGACACGCTGGAAGAGATGAAGGGCATCGTGCGTGAGAGTGGCTTTATTGGCGCACCCGGCAGAAACAAAGATGACAGAGTGATAGCCTCTGCGCTGGCAACCGTGTGCTGGGCAGAGCAGGTGCAGCCTCGCCTGATTAACCAAAAGATTACCAGAGACATTAGCAAGTCTCAGGAAGACTTTACCCCTGAACAACTCTCTGTTGGCAGGAACGTGAGTGACTATCTGAAAAGGATTGGCATGTATGGCTCTTGAAATGTACGTGTACGCACCCAATGCTGAAGGTGACAGGCAAAGATTGAAAGAAATGTTGGAAAGCACAGGCTACAAAGTGCTGAACATGCAGCTGCAAGTCTTTGCTGAAAGCCAAGAAACTTACTTTTTAATGACGGTGGAACAAAATGACACCCCTATCCAAGACTGAACTCAAGCGTC